TGAATCATGGGCTACTGGTGTAACAGAAGCCACTTGGGATTCGGACACAGACGACATGGACGAAAATAACCTTGCTAGATTATTTGAAAAACCAATCGCAGCAGGAATGGATGGTGTAGATGGTGTTGCAGCAATTTCTAACATACAAGACCTAAATTCAGAAGATCTACAAATATCTATTAAAAAATTATCTCAAGTTCAAGGTCCGGACGCAGATATCAGAAGCACTATAATTGGTTGGTTGATGTCCAATGGGGAACGAGCATTAGCACAAAGCCTACTTAGGATGATGCAACAGCAAAACGCAAACACACAACCAACTCCACCTCAACCTACTCCTCAACCACAACCGGTTGGTGCCACAACAATGGACCAACCAGTGGTCAATGAAGATTTATCATTCTTACGTAAGTTAGCTGGTCTAAAACTCTAACATGGTAATTAAACCGGTAGATATGGAAAACCGTTTGTTTTCCATTGAGCATTTTTTACCAGACGAGTTAGCTGCTCTGATCCTAGATATCCCGTGGGATACGATTCCTTGGAAAAGAGGAGAACAACAGGAATCGTGGGCAAGACGCCAATTGGACTTTATGGATCATAAAGTAGTTCATCAATTTAATGATCGAGTATTATTAAATAAAATTCAAATCGAAAAAGAGCTTGGTATTAAATTTGATTATCATCCTTTCACAATGTGGTGGTATGATGAGCCAGGATTTACAGTAGCCACGCACACTGATGGTCATTTACCATCTAGTATGCAAATATACTGGAACGCAGATTCGGACATGTACGGAACAACATTTTTTGAATACAAGAATACAAATACAGTTAAACACCGTGTCACATGCCGCCCAAATTTTGGCTATTTAATGTTAAACGGACCCAACGATGACGGAAGTCAACCTTTGCAATGGCACGGTATGCTAACACCTGTTCAAAAATTTAGAGTCTCGAGTTATACAAATTTTGGCACTTATGTTTTTGAGTAAAATTTTAAAAAATTACTTGACTTGATAAATACACATGTTATATAATTGCACGGTGTAGTTGTATATCTAGGCACATTTAAAGACCATCTTAACATATAAAGGACAATTATCATGGCAACTTCATTAGCAGAAATTCGCGCAAAACTACAAGCGCAAGAAACACGTTCGCAAGGCGGACAATCACAAGGCGATAACGCCATCTATGCTCACTGGAACATTCCAGAAGGCTCAAGCAGCAAAATCCGATTCCTACCAGACGCTAACACACAAAACTCATTTTTCTGGGTTGAGCGACTAATGATTCGCTTGCCATTTGCAGGCATCAAAGGTCAGGCAGATTCAAAACCTGTTGTGGTTCAAGTACCATGCGTAGAAATGTACGGCGACGCTTGTCCTATTCTAGCAGAAGTTCGTACTTGGTTCAAAGACCCCGGACTGGAAGAAATGGGTCGTAAGTATTGGAAAAAGAAATCATACTTGTTCCAAGGTTTTGTAAGAGAAAATCCACTAGCGGACGACAAAACACCTGAGAATCCTATTCGTAGATTCGTTATTAGTCCCCAGATATTTAATTTAATCAAGGCTGCACTAATGGATCCAGAACTAGAAAGCATGCCTACAGATTACACCGCCGGGTTGGATTTTACTGTTACAAAAACCAGTAAAGGTGGTTATGCAGACTATTCTACAAGCAAGTGGAGTCGTAAAGAAACTGCACTAACAGCACAAGAACAAGGTGCCATTGACAGTTTTGGTCTTTACAACTTGGCAGACTTCTTGCCCAAGCGTCCGGGCGAAGTAGAACTAAAAGTTCTCAAAGAAATGTTTGAAGCGTCAGTAGATGGTCAAGCATACGATCCAGATCGGTGGAGTCAATACTACAAGCCCAGCGGCTTCCAAGGTCGTGGTGGTGATGATGTAGAGACTGCTGCACCTGCTCCAGCAGCCAAGGCAGCACCTGCCGCAGTTCAATCGGCTGCACCATTTGACGCAGATGAGGAAGATGACGCACCAGTAGCTACTGCTCCAGTACAGGCAGCAGCAACCAAACCTTCTAGTCAGCGAGCCGAGGACATCTTGGCCATGATTCGTAATCGTAGCAAATAATAATAAAATAAGGTGGGTAGAAATATCCACCTTTATTTTTTTATGCGTTTGATATGGGATAAAACCAAAGATTATCTTGACATAGATGTTGATAACATAGATGTTGCAAGTTATTGGGTAGAATCTTTGAACAAAACTAAAAAAAATCAGTTTCATGTGGCTTGTTCATCCTTTAGATCTGCAAGTGTAATATCAGTTCTACTAGATTGTCTTGAGCATTGTAATACCATTTTCGCCAAGTTAGGGTTAGACCCTCTAATGGATATCTCTGTGGATTTTACAAATCAAAACAATTTGAATATACTTCATGAACGTTGGGTTAAGATACAACAAAAACACAAGATTGTTGAACTTTTAGATAAAATATCTAATAAACAAATTGTGGAAAAGTTTCATAAAATAAATAGTCTCATACATGAAATTGAAAATCAATCGAGAATAGAATACACAAACGACAATAAAGGTGTTTGGCAAATAGAAAATGTTTTTGGTCCTAGTATATTGAAATTTGGAATTTGGCAAATAGAATTACATTATCAAAATCTTGGAAGAAGTTCTTTTGATAAATGGATTCATTATGATTCAAATTTTAATGACACAGACACAAACAATTTTTCACATTTTGGTGCTCTAGTATATTTTAATTTAACAAGATCCTATACAATGCAGCCACCAATTGAATATGTTGAATATTGTAAAAAAAACAAGATTGAACCACACGGAAATGTTCTACCAATTGGCAATTTCAAAATAGATTTCTTTGATCTAACAGATATCTTTAAAAAAAATGTCAGAATCGAAAATAATAAAATATCTTTTGAAATTTAGGCCAACTGCTGAATGGATCATTGAACATTCAAAATTGCCTTATTTACAAATAGACTTAGATGTTCCTATCAATTTAATTTTTGATGAATGGAATAAAGTCAAACATTTAGCAGTGCCACATAGAGAAACTGACAATTATGGAGGCCTAAAAAATAAAGGATGGAAGTCATTGACTATCTACGGATTAGATAAACATAATACTAGTTCAATTGGTTCAAACATGCATTGGACAGATGTAGCTTTTGAATGTCCAAATACCATAGAATGGATTAAATCAAATTTTGTTGTAGATTCTGATACCGGAAGAATTAGATTTATGTTACTGGAACCAGGTGGTTATATTATTTTACACAAAGACAGAAGTGATAATCAATTATTTGAATTTAATATTGCAATTACTAATCCCGAACAATGTTTATTTAGATTTAAAGACTTCGGAAATGTCAATTTCGCGCCCGGTATATGTTGTATGATGAATACCAGTTATGAACATTTTGTGGTTAATTTATCAAATGAACCACGCCTACATATTATCGTTCATTCTACACTAAAGAACAAGAATTTAATAGCTCAAAGTTATGCGAACCGCTATTATAATTAATAATGTAGATAATTTGCCTTTATTGAGATTTACCCAGGCTAAACTTTTTTTTGATGCCAATAATAATGCAATTAATTTTGTTAGTGACTGTATAATTGTTAATACACTAGAACAAGCAATAGAGCAAGCTGCTTCATTACAAGCATCGGTTATTTTATACGTAGGTGATTTTCTAACAACAAATTTTAGAAACAAGCATGAACATAGTCAAGGCACTATTTTTACAGATTCGGACATAATAAAATTCAGTCCTGATACCTACATTGGATTGAAAAAGAGATGTCATTATCCACCAGGTAGCAAACAGCTTTATATAATTGAAAATTTTTTAAAAGTGTACTTACGTAGTAAAAATTTAGTTTATTTAGATAATACCGAACCAGTTAAAATAGACAAACTAACTTGCACTGTTGAACATTTGTATGGCTTAGCCAGTGGATGGAAAACTATGTCAATTGCCGATAAAATTGGATTTAATAATTTGAAATCAATTACTGTTTATGATAATAATCAAATTCAACTAAAACATGCTGAATGGATTCACAAAAATCCTTTGGTTAACGAATGTCCAAAATATAAAAATACTTGCGGCAATTATGACGTTACAAAAATTGATAAAAAGATGTGGTTGAATTGGAGTAAGTATCCTGTCAAGTTTAAACACATAAATTTATTTGACTTGCCTATATTTCCTAGCAATAGTTTAGTATGGGTGAGTAATGTATTTTGTTATGAACCCAATATATTTGATCTTGGATGGGAATTATGTAAAAATACATTAGCGCAGTTAAAAACATTTAATAAAGAGTCTGTATTCATTTAAGGAAAAAATTATGGCAACTAAACCATTTGATGTATCAAAATTTCGTAAAAGTATTACAAAAAGTATTGACGGTATCTCAGTTGGATTCAACGACCCAACAGATTGGATTAGCACAAACAACTACGCTCTTAACTATCTTATTAGCGGGGACTTTAATAAGGGCATCCCGATGGGTAAAGTTACTGTATTTGCTGGTGAATCTGGCGCAGGTAAATCCTTTATCTGCTCTGGAAACCTCGTCAAGAATGCGCAAGAACAAGGCATATATGTTATTCTCATTGATACTGAGAACGCACTTGATGAAGCGTGGTTACATGCACTCGGTGTGGACACTAGTGAGAACAAACTTCTCAAACTCAATATGGCCATGATTGATGATGTTGCTAAAATGATTACAGAGTTTGTAAAAGAATACAAAACTCTACCCGAAGATCAAAGACCTAAAGTATTAATTGTATTAGACAGTTTGGGTATGTTGCTAACACCAACAGACGTCAATCAGTTCGAGGCTGGCGATTTGAAAGGTGACATGGGTCGTAAGCCTAAAGCACTAACAGCACTGGTTCGCAATTGTGTTAATATGTTTGGTAGTTTGAACATCGGCCTAGTAGCAACTAATCACACATACGCCAGTCAAGACATGTTTGATCCAGACGACAAAATTTCAGGCGGACAAGGCTTTATCTATGCAAGTTCGATTGTTGTTGCAATGAGAAAACTCAAACTCAAAGAAGATGAAGATGGCAACAAGATTTCAGAAGTTAAGGGTATTAGAGCAGCATGTAAAATTATGAAAACACGGTATGCTAAACCGTTTGAAAGTGTGCAGGTCAAAATTCCTTACGAGCAAGGAATGAATCCATACAGCGGACTTGTGGATCTTTTTGAAGGTAAAGGATTATTGCAGAAAGAAGGCAACAGTCTTAAATATACGCTAGCAGATGGTACTGTAATCAAGCAATTCCGCAAAGCTTGGGAACGTAACGAAGACGAAAGTCTTGATCGTGTTATGAAAGACTTTGCAGCTAACCCACACCAAGATACCGTTGCTGTCCAACCAGAAGAGGAAACTGTCGAATGAGTATTGATGTCGAAGTCTTAATCGAATCTTATATTACGCTTAAAGAATACATTCCTGCCAAAGAACGGCAAGCAGCCGCTGACAATTTGGTCAGTTTGCTTGTGGATAATCTAAGCGACAAAGAACTACGAGAGTTTGGAGGTACTGATAGTTATACCAAACGTGCTATTGAAGAATATCTCGACGACGAAGACGAAGAAATTGATTACGAAGACTGATGTGGTATAATCGTGTTGTTGCAGATCTTGGAGAAATTCCGGCCTTCATTACTTATTATGAAGGCGAACTCGCGCAGGCAAAAACAGAAACATTTATACGAGGTAATGTTGAAAAGTCCGCTGCAAATCTTCCGGGTATTACAGAGCACAGATTTAACCAGCTTCAGGAGATCGAGGCTGTACTTAACTATCTTAATATACAACTTCGCAAGATTAGACGACGGCATTTTCAAAAGTACTTGGAATCTTATGCCCGAGCTCTTACAGCTCGCGACGCTGAGAAATATACAGATGGTGAGGACGAAGTCATTGACTTTGAGACTATCATTAACGAAGTTGCTCTGCTTAGA